GCGAGCCGCTTGGCGTCGCTGATATAGAGCGCCGTCGTCCAGTAGATCATGGCTTCTTCGGTGAGGGTCACTGTCATTAATCCATTGTTGTTTCATTGAACATTTCGAGATTGTTCTCGCCGACCTTGATGCCAGCCGCAGCAGCTTGCACGTTTTTGACTGCTTGGCGGTAGTAGCTGGCTTTGAGTTCGACGCCTACGCCGCGCCTGCCAAGCATGACAGGGCTGTAGACCTCGGAACCAACGCCCATAAACGGCGTAAAACACACCTCGCCGGGATTGCTGAAAAGCTGGACGCACCTGTCGATCACGTCCAACTGCAACGGATGAACATGCTTTTCGTCTTCGCTGTCGCGCGCTTCCAAATATGGCAGCACACGACCAGCCCGAATGTCGTCCCACATACAATCGGCGTACTGCCTCCATATCCAATGCGAATATCGGTTCTCGGTTTGCTTGCCGGTCCAACCGCGATATTTAAGAACGTCGGACGGGATTTGGCGTTCGCCCGCATAATCGAACATGCCGTTGGGGTGCGCCACGGGTATTGGGTTCTTGCCAGCACGTCGAAAACTCAAAAGCACATCGCCGGACGCCACGCCGCACGCGATGCTGTCCTCGGTCAACGAACGATGCGCAAGGTTCTTTTGCATCGTGCGAAGGCGCACTTCGAGCGGTTCCTTCCAAATCATGCGCCGCCCCGTGTAATGCCAACCCTCGCGCTCGTGCAAGCGGATGATATCGCCCGGAAAGTCGATGTAGCTATCCGCGCCGGAGTTTGAACGCGGCACGTCCATGCAATGCACCGCCGTCACGCGCCCCGGCATTGTGATCCGAGCTTTTTCGCGCACGACGTAGGTGTAATGCTCAAAGAACTTGTCGTAATCGTCGCAATTCGACAGGTCGCGTTCGTCGCTGGAATAGTGATACAGACCGCCAAACGGCGGCGAATATATCGACAGATGCACAGACGCATCCGGCAAAGTCTTCATAACCTCGACGCAGTCGCCGTTGTAAACGGCAAAACGATCGGCAATCAATTGGTCGCGGACAGCCATGACGGTATCTCCTCTTTTTTTGTAAATTTTGCTTCGCGCTCGATACCCATAGCGGCGTTCATTTGCGCCACGAGGTTCGAAAACATTTGATCGGCTTGGGCCGATTTGCGTTGAAGATTGGCAAGGACGTCTTTCTCGCCTTCCGTGGTCACAATATCGACCGTGACCGGCCTTGTTTGTCCAAAACGCCAGCACCGCCGCACGGCTTGGTAATATTGCTCAAAGCTGTGCGACGGAAAAAAAGTTTGATGATTGCAATGCTGATAATTCAATCCCCATGCGCCAATCGACGGCTTGGTGACAAGCACGCGAAACTCCCCGCGCGCAAACCCGATCAGCTTGCGCTCTTTTGTTTCGTCGCTGTCGGCACCGCTCACTTGCTTAGAGTCTGGTATCAGTTTTTCAAGCAAGTCGCCCTCTGGATTAAGATGGCACCACGCCAGCGCCGGACGCTTTGTTTTGTTGATAAGCGCCGCTGCCGCCTCGCATCGTTCATTGATCGTGCGGCGGCGTTCGTCGCGTTGCTCTTTCAGCCCGTGTGCCAGAAGCGCGAACAACATCCCGTCCGGGTTGGATCGAGCATCTACCTTGTGCTGGTTTTCGATTAAAGGCGGCAAATTGAATTTAGCGTCATCAAAACCGATATCGGACGGCTTGCGGACGGCACGCGCCCAAGAACAGACCCAGCGCCAAAACGGCAATTCGGCGTGGCCCTTCAATCGCCATTTGATGATTTCGCCACGATGGCGACCTGTGGCGCTGTTGTTCATGCTGTTGCGAAAAAACTTATTGAGCATATCCATATGCCCGAGATACCCAAGCGCCTCCGACGACGTACCGAGTTCGATAAAATCGTTTGGGGATGGCGTCGCCGTTGCAAGTAGCCGATATTTCATTTTTTTCATAAAAATCGTAATCGCAGCGCGCGTTGAACCATCGTAATTCTTTAGGATCGAACTCTCGTCGCAGACCGCGCCCGCAAAATCGGTCGGGTTGAACAGGTGCAGTTTTTCGTAGTTCGTGATCGTGATATTCCGATGCACGGTTCCGTCGCGAGAAACTGTCGCCTCAATGCCAAACTTGCGCGCGTCTTCGGCAATTTGATGCGTCACGGCAAGAGGCGTCAAAAGCAAAACAGGATACCCAGATTTGGCGGCGACGTTCGCAGCCCACGCCAATTCCATTGCCGTTTTACCAAGACCGCAATCGGCATAGATAGCCGATCGTCCCTTGCGCGTTGCCCAATCAACAAGGTGTTCTTGATAATCGAACAGAAACGGAAATTTAAGAACCGGCGCAAAACCATGTTGGCCCTCAAGATGCGCTTTGTTTTCCAAAAACGCTTGATAGGAAGTCCCCCCGTGCGGTTCGATTCGCACGACGCCACCCTTGGCACCTTGCACCGCACGGGGGGCAGCGGCCACGTCAAGCGTGGGCTTCGCTGGTTCTTTTTTGATCTTCGTCATTTTGCCTCGCAGTTGTTTTGTCTGTCCAGAATCATCGCCGCACAGCGGGCGTACCCCGCGATGTCGATCAGGCTATCGACATGGTCCGGCGACGCCACGAGCCGCGCCATCTTGACGGCGATCATCTCGAGTGCGTGCTTGATCAACGGATTTTGGCAGTCGGCCACGCCTGCCTTGATTTGAGCAATGCGTGCAAAATGATCGGCAGGGTGACCGTAGACGTCGCCCCGGCGCTGGGTGATGTCGGCGATGGCCGCGTCGAACTCTGCGAGGGGGCTGGTCACTTCTTCACCTTATTCTTCCGTTTCCGCACCAGCCGCACCGCGTGGGTCGTGTGCTTGCCGTGATGCGTGCCGACAGCACCGTCCCTGTGCGTGAACCCCGGCGGCGGCTTCTGGCCGTGCGCCACGCGCACGACGACCAGCACATCGCCGGGGCGCATTTTCTCGATCACGATTCGAGCTGCTCCATGAGGTCCGCGATCGCCTCGGCTTCGGTCGGGCCGCAGCCAATGGCGCGTGCGCTTGGGCCAGCATCCTCGGCGCCGTCGTATGTGCTTTCGTCCCACGCGGTCCATTCCCAATGGGTCAGCAGCGCGCGCGGGTCGTATTCAGTGCGGATCTTCATCAGCCGTTCTCCTCTTCGTGATTTTCGCAAATATACATCATGATGTCATCGTGGATATAAACGTCGATGATGGGCAGCAAGTCGGTCTTGCCGACCAGCAGCTTGATAATCTCGACTTCAGGGCCGTCGCCGGGGTCGTCGTAGGTGGCGCGGATCGCTGGCCGATAGGTGTAAACGGCGGTCGCCTCAAGCTCTTGCTCGATTATGCCGCGCCCCAAAGTCAGGCTAACGGGCATGTCATGATGGAACATGGGTGCCTCCTCAGATCAGGTACAGTGCTGCATACGCGAGCAGCACCAATGCCAGCAGGCCAATGAGGCCCAGCAAGAAGCCGATTGCTTCAGCAAGGATGCGGAGCATGTTAACGGCCCTCCGCGCGCTTCAAAAGCGCCGTGCGGACAGCCTCCAGCTCGGCGCGCACCGCGCCCTGCTGGTACTCGACGTCCAACGGGTAGCCGTCCGCGTCCAGCAGATCCTCGCCGTCAACCAGCGTGTAGGCCACGCCGTTGACGATGCCGTGGCATTGGTTGCCTTCCATCTCGAAATTGGCGACGTAACGCATTTCACATTCTCCTTGGTGGGTGGGCCTCAATCTCAAAAGCACCCTACCAGCGTTCTGCAATCGGCGTCAACAGATTATTTAAGTAACTTTATTGCTTTTTGTCCATGTCCTGTTTCTGGAATCGGTGGGCCTTCAGCAGCACGCACGGCTCGCGGTCTTGCTTGTCGTTGCGGTCGTCGCGTCCGCCCGATGGGTCGATCCCGTCGTACTGGCCCCGCTCTAGCTGCGTCCAGTAGACGCCGTCGTCGGCGACCACGACAAACAGCACCGGGTAGCCTGTCTCGTCGGTGATCTCGACCGCCCGCAAAAACTTATGCAGGCTTAACAGCACGCCGCCGAGGCGGTCCATCTCGGCCATCGTCCTGTGACGGCACTTGATCTCGGCGAAGGCCTTGATGCCCGCACCGTCAGCGAAGACGACGTCGAGGGCGTAATAGGGCTTGAGATCGATGGGCGCGCACTCCCACAGCCACGCCAGCCGATCGGCGACCGCCTTCTGAGCCTCACGGTCGGCGGGGCTTTCGAGCTTGTCGCGGCTCACTCAATCCCCGCTTTTTTACGTCTATACCAGACGGCCATTGACGTAACCCCCAACCGCGCTGCAATTGTGTGGTCACTCATTCCCTTCGCGCGCAAAACGCGTATGTCGTCGTCGATCCGCGAGCCTATTTTCATCGTGGCCTTGACTTGCCACTCGTACGGCATTGAGTTCATCAAGGATTGAAACTCGGCGCTCTTGTCGAAGTGTTGATTAAAATATCCGTTGAACCATGTAGACCCCGGCATGCCGTCTGATTTCATAATGTTTTTTGGATATTCGCCTTGTCTGACGCGCGCCATCAAAATATCAAAATAAGTGTGAACATTCTCGTCGGCTTTTGCGGCGTACGAACGCTCGTGCAGTTTTTTTGCGGCGTAACTGCTGCCTTTCAGCTTGTATTTTTTTCCTTGACGGGCCAGCCCCATATGTTTTGCTTTTTCGCGAAACTCGTCGTCGATCCGAGACGACATCTGTTCGCTTCTTATTTCTCGCGTCGAAGCGCACACAACGCCCCGCGACATCGGTAGACCGTACATTTTTTTATACTGGTCCAAATCCATGCCGTGCATTCGCATCAGGTGAACTCCGAGCGATTTTTTCTTTTGTCCGCAGCGCAGGCAAACCAATTTATCGCCGCTCAAATACGCGAGCGCCTCTTGCGGATTCATCGGCAGCGCGTTGACGGGATATCCCGGCAGAACAGCACGACGCGCCAGCATCCGCATTTTATTTCGCAAGGGGCGCGTGCCTTTGGATTTTTGACGCATTACGGGACTGACGTTTCCGGTCCAAGTCACGCCCCGCTCCTCACATTTGCCAGTGCCGCACGGTCGCTGGCGTCGAGATCCTGCTGCTCAAGCCACGCGATGTCGGCGTCGATATCCGCCTGTGGGCGGGGCTGGAGCGTGCCATTCAGCAGCGTCACCGGCCTGCCGACGAGGTCTTTCCACGATGCCATGCCAGCGATTGGCATCAGGGCCACGAGCTGCACGCGGGCGTCGATCGCCGGTTCCCAAGGTACGGCCACGCGAATACGCGCCCTGTCGCCCGCGATCGAGATTTCAAACTCGATCTGCCTGCCTGCCTCGTCCCGGTGCAGGGCTTCGATCCGCCCCGCAACCGGACTGGGCGCGCCCGTGGCGAGCGTCTTGGGCGGTCGGCCCACAGGGCGAGGGGCGGGCTTCTCTGGCTTCTCAGGAGCCAGCAGAACGTGGGCGAGGTTGTTCTTGGTGATCCAGCCGATCACGGCGATCTCAATCAGCCGTTCGGGGGGCAGGCCGATGCCAACCGCGTAGGCGACCGCGCGCTCGGCGGGACCGGTCAGGGTGATGGTGATCTCGGTCATGTTTGCACCGCCCGATAGACGGTCTTGGGCTTCGTCGCGGTATTGACCCGCGTTTGCGTGATCAGGCCGCTTTGAAGCAGATCATCAATGACCCCATTGCGGTTTTCGATGTTGTAGGTCTTGCGGATGATTTCTGAGGTCGTCGCGCCTTTTAAGCCAGCGTCTTCGATGATTTTGAGTACCCGCTCGTGGGGCGACGAGCGCCAGCCGTTGGGGGCTGGATCAGATGCAGCCAAGGGGGCGGCTTTCTTGGGGCGCTCGATTGGCTCGATGCCGAGCGCGCTCAAGGGCAAGTGCGCCGCATCGATGTCCATCACGCGCAGCAAGTCGGTCGTGGCGCGATTGACATGCATCCAGCCGTAGGCGTGGGTCACTGATGGCTCCCACGGCGTCCGCAACAGCGTGACGTAGCCTGCCGCGATCGCGTCCGATAAATGGATCGCAAACTCTTCGTTGGTCGGCAAATCGTAGGCGCAGCGAACGCGCAGCGTGCCGAACTCCACGCCGTTCTCACCAGCATCAAAGACGCGGCGAAAAATCTGCCTGCGCGTTTGTGGCGATATTTGTCCCCCCGGCTCAAAAATGCCGGGGGATAGTTCCAAGCCAAGCGATTGGCCGTCAGATGCAATAGGCATTGCGTTTCCTGTTCAAAATAGTCGTCTAAAGAATCTTGTATATTGCTTTTTCGCGTCGAAGCAAACATTTTTTAAGCGGTCAATAAAGCGAATAAAGCAGATTTGACAGCCCGTGTGAAAACAGGTGGGGTCTAAACTAATATACCCCCCCCTATGGAGGGGGTACACATTTTCGCCTTTATCTATCTCTTATACTATTCAATATTATCTATAATATAGAGTAAAAAAAGCAACGATTTCAATTGGTTAGCGGCTTAAATTAATTCGAGATATGACCGGCGCTTGTTATTATTTATGATTTCAATGACTTAGCGTTTATGCGTAAAAACCGCATCACGGCGCTTGCTTTTCCACAGCGTAATCATCAACAAACGCTTGACATGCTCGGAAGAGGGGTCGCTGTGTCCGCTGGTACTGAGAAAACAATTCCTCAGAAACATCCCGGCGGCAGGCCCAAAGGCTCGCCGAACAAGGCCAGCATTGCGCGCGCAGCCGCGATCGCAGCCAGCGGCCTCACGCCGCTCGATTACATGCTCCAGCAAATGCGCGACGACAATGCCGATCCCGCGATGCGGCTCGACGCGGCTCGATCTGCAGCGCCGTATGTGCATCCACGCTTGGCTCAAACTCAATTGACCGGCAAAGACGGCGGGCCGATCCAGATCGAAGACAAAGCCAAGGCAGAGCTAATCGCGCAAATCTTTGGCGCGTTGCAGGGCAAGTCATGAGCCAGTATGCCGTCTACCTGATCACATGCGCGGCCAGCGGCAAGCGATATGTCGGGCTGACGAAGACCGGCGCGCAGAAGCGGCTGCGTACCCACATCTACAACGCATACGCCAACCAAGGGGGCGCGCTTTACGCGGCCATTCGCAAATATGGCTGCGATGCGTTTAGCGTTGAAGTGCTGCGCGACGGTCTCACGCAAGAGCAGGCCGAGGCGGCTGAGATTGAATTGATCGCTTCTCACGGCACGCACGCCCCCGGCGGGTACAACATCACGCTAGGCGGCGAGGGCGCGTTTGGCGTTGTGATGTCGGCTGAAACGCGATCGCGCATGTCGGAGGCGCACAAACTTCGACAGGCAGACCCAGAGCTTCGTGCGCGCACCAGCGCAGCATTGACAGGCAAACCAAAGACGGCGGAACACAATGCAAAAGTTTCGGCTGCTAACATTGGCAAGACAGTTTCGCCCGAGGCGCGGGCTAAGATCTCCGCGAAGCTTACCGGCCATGTTCAGTCGGTGGAGACTATCGAAAAGCGAGCAGCTAAATTGCGCGGTCGCAAAAGGTCGCCGCATCTTGCTGGCAGGCTTGGTGACCTCACGCGCGGCGTTCCAAAAAGTGCGGAACAGCGTGCGAAGCTGAGTCTTTCGGTTAGTCGATATTTCAGCGCCAGAGCGTGGCGTCAGTTGATAGAGGCGCACGGACATGTGTCGGTGCGCCATGCCGCTTGATGGCCTCACACCCGAGCAATTGAAAGTTCTCAGCCTCGACGAGCTGCGCGTCATTGCGTGGCGCAAACGGTTCCTTGACAACGCGCGCCCTGCACAGGTGCCGCCTGTTGGCGATTGGTCTGTTTTCGGATTCGTCGGCGGTCGCGGCAGCGGCAAGAGCTTTGCTGGTACCAATTGGATTGGCTACGAGGCGCTCACGCGCCCCGGCATCATTGGTCACGTTATCGCCCCAACGTGGTCCGACGCGCAGTTTGTTTGCTACGAAGGACCGGCTGGCCTGATCAACCAAATTCCGCCCGAGTTGATCGATGACTACAATCGATCGGATCTCGTGCTGACGTTCAAGAACGGCTCGATGCTTCGCGCGTTTAGCGCCGAGAAACCAGACCGCTTGCGCGGGCCTCAGTGCCATGTCGCGCTGTGCTTTATTGGCTCGACTAAGATCGCAATGGCCGATGGCAGTGAGCGCCGCATTGATCGCGTGCGCGTCGGGGACATGGTGATGACGCGCCACGGCGCGCGCCGCGTTACTGCCGCAGGCTCGAGCAACAATACGGCGCCGCTTTTGTCTATTAATTATGGGGCGACGAGATTGACTGGGACGGTAGATCATCCGATACTGGTAGGTGACCATTGGGTTCCAATGGGCAACCTTCAGGCGGGAGATTTGCTGTGGCAACGATCCGATACGATGGCGTGGCGTGGTGGCGCCGCCTTGACGGCTATTACATCAAAGGCAAAGGGCATCGGCGCGAGTATTTGCACCGCTATGTTTGGGCAAAGCACCACGGCGCGATTCCCGTCGATTATCATGTCCATCACAAAGATGAAAACCCATCAAATAACGACATCTCCAATTTGGAATGCTTGCCGCGAAGCGACCACCTCAGCCATCATTCTACCGGCAAGAAACGCAGCGCGGAGGCTTTGCAAAAAAGTTCAGCATCCCTCAAAGATGCTTGGGCGCAAACTCCGTATCGCGACAAGCAGTGTCCGCAGTGCGGCGGCATATTTAAAACGCGCCACCATGGCGACGGCGCAAAGTTTTGCAGCCAGTTTTGCGTTGATCGCGCCCGCGATGTTGTCTTCACGCCAGAACCTCGCGTATGCGTCAAGTGCGGGACAGACTACCTCGCAACGCGGCGCGTCCAGCTTTATTGCTCAAAGCGATGCAACTACGAAACAATGGTCGCGCGCGTTAATGTCGAACGCACGATTGCTTGCGGGCAATGCGGCACGCCGGTTGTTTCCAAACGCGCAAACGCACGATTCTGCGGACGCCCGTGTGCTCTTGTTTTCCACAGTCAAAATAAAAGGCGTAAAGAGGTCGGTAAAGCTTGAGCCTGTTTACAATCTCACGGTTGAGGACAACCACGAGTTCATTGCCAACGGCATCGTCGTCCACAATTGCGATGAGCTTGGCGCGTGGCAGCGCGCACAAGATACTTGGGATATGATGACGATGGGTCTGCGTCTTGGTACGCAAACCAAAGTCATGTTTGCCACGACGCCGAAGCCGACTGAATTGATGATCAATCTTCTCAAGCGTGCTGAGAAAGACAAGTCGGTCGTTGTCCATCGTGGTACGTCTTACGACAACAAGGATAACCTTGCGCCGTCGTTTTTTGCCGAGCTTGAACGCTACAGCGGCACGAAAATCTTCCAGCAAGAAGTTATGGGCGAAATGATAGACCCAGAGGAATCTGGGATTATCAAGCGTAGCTGGATCAAGGTGTGGCCCGCATCGAAGGCGCTCCCGAAGTTCGAGCATGTGCTGCTTTCGCTCGACACGGCGTTCACCGAGCGCACGCTCGATAATAAAACCAACGACCCCGACTACACCGCTTGCAGTTGCTATGGTGTGTTCAATAACAACGACACCAAGAGATTGGAGGTGATTCTGTTGGATGCGTGGCAGGATAGGCTCGGCCTGCCCGATCTCGTCTCCAAGGTCAAGGAAGAGCTGCAGTATCGCTACGGCGAGGTCGATAAACCGATGATTGCACCCCTGATCGGCTCGCAACTGCCAGAGCTTGGCGGTCGGCGCGTGGACACAATCGTGATCGAGGACATCGGTGCGGGCAAGTCGCTGCGTCAGTACTTGGCACAGGCTGGCGTGCCTGCCTATGCGTACAACCCCGGCAAGGCTGACAAGCTCGCGCGCCTGCATCTCGCGTCGCCCTTCTTCAAGCAGGGCCAAGTGTGGATGCCGGAATCGGACAAGCGCCCCGGCCAGCTACGCTCGTGGTGCGAAGACCTCGTCTCGCAACTCTGCGCGTTTCCGAACGTCAAACATGATGACTTGATGGACACCGCGACGCAGGCGCTGCGCGTGTTGTCCGATATGAACCTGCTGCGATCGACCAAGCCCGTCGAGCGGTTTGTCGATGAGATGCCCGAGACCAAGCGCCGTCTGCGCTACGCTGGGGGGCCGGTCTATGGGTAGCAAGATCCTCGATGGCATTGAGGCGTTGCTCAAGGCGGGTGCCAAGCGTGCGCCGAAGGCTGCGCCCGACGACGCCGCCGAGGCTGCGCGTGTGGCGCGCGGCAAGGAGAACTATCCGGTTGAAGCGTATCGCGGCGAGGGCGTCCCGATTGAGGGTGAAGGTTTCATTGTGGGTCATCCTGACCGCAAAGATACTGGATGGCTTGGCACCGGAATTTACTCTACCAACGCGCCAAGCCTTGCAAATTTTTACGCAAGCGCAAAACAAAAGCCCTCCGGCGAGGGCATGAACGTAATGCCGTTACGCTTGGATCTTCGTAACCCAAAAGTTATTGATCTTTTCCAAAAAGAGCGCATGCGATTTAAGCCGCAAGAGGAACGAGATGCGTGGCTTAAACAACAATTAGATGCAGGCCATGATGGCGTCACAGTGCGCTACGCGCACAAGATCGATGACAGCCCAGATGCAGCGTTTGTTGAAGAATATATGGTTCCAAACGCCAATCAAATACGCTCCCGCTTTGCACAGTTCGACCCCGCAAAGCGCGACAGCAGCGACCTGCTCGCAGGCATCGGCGCAGGCGCGCTCGCATTGCCTGCTCTTAACGAAGTGGTGGACGAGAGCAAGTTTGCGGATGGGGGCGTGCCGCATTTTGGCGATGGTGGCATTTTGAAGCGCGGCATGAAGGCCATTGCGAGGGCTACGCCAAAGCCCGCAGTGAAAGCTACTGAATTGCCTATGGCTGACGAGGCGCTTGTAAAATCAGCCATTGAAAAATTTGGTCTTACGCGAAACCCAGCCGAGGCTGGGTACATCATGCCAAAAGGGCAAATGCTTGATTTGAGCGGTAAGGTAGACACCGGAGACTATCAACGCATTGGCGATTTCCATGTGCCTAATCGCGGCATGCGAGATTACATGGGCGGCAAGCGATACACCGACCATCGTGAAATACAAGATATTCCCGGCATTGACGCTGGCGGAACAGATGCCATGTACGATTTTATGACGCGCGCACGGTCGGCGCGATTTATGCCAATGGATACAGGTGTTGGGTTTGAGATGACTGTGATGCCGGATGAGCAGCAACTTTTGCGCGCTCTTGAGGGTCACCGTCGCCTCACCGCACGCACGCCCGATCGTGATTTGCCAAGGTTTGAAATAACCGATCCCAAAAAACAAGCAACGGTGGACAGCCTCAGTTACGAAGGCAGCGAAATTGAGCCGCTAATGAAATGGTTTCGCGAACGTGTCGGCGGCATGGCTTCCGGTGGCCTCGCTGGCTACGACGACGGCGGCAGCGTGGACTACGAGATGGAAGCCGAGCGCCAGCGTCGGCGCGCTCTGGCGGGGCGGCAGGCAATGCCGGATCTTGTGGAGCAGACGCGCATCCGCGACATGAACCGCTCGATGCCGTCCTACTCGATGGGCGACGCCGCGCGCACCGTGGGCGAGATCGCACGCGACCTCCCCGGCATGGCGGCACGCGGCATCGGGCAGCACTACCGCGATCAGGCCGTCGGCCTCATGACAGACCCGCTTGCCACGGCTGGCCGCAACGTGCGCGACGTCAGCGAGATGGCGCTGCCGGTGTCGTCGCTCTACAAGATGGCCGACGTCGCCACGGGTGCCGAGGGTGCCGAAGCGCCCGACTACATGGATGTCGGCATGGACGTCGCGAACGTCTTGAGCTTCAAGGGCGGGCGCGACCTTGCACGGCGCGCGGCGCGCCCCGCACTGGGTCTGGCTGCGGCGGGCATCGCCATGCAGCCCGACGAGGCCGAGGCGGGGCCGAAGTCTGATCTTTTGAAATCATTTACAAAACGATACAGCTTTGAAGACATCGTTGACCCGTTGAAACGAAAACTCGCGCCAAATGAGTATGGTCTGAGCGATAGGTTTCACGGCACCACGCTTGATCGTGCTGCATCAATAGCAGATGAAGGTTTACTCCGTACTCATCGGCCAAACTATGGCACCGATCAAGACGCTTGGCCTGATGGAATGATAACGCCGCGTTCGTATTGGACGCAAAATCCGGATGCTGTGTCTTCTTTTATTCCGGGCAATGTCGGGGCTTATTTGCGCGCCGATCCTGATAAAGCGATGTTGAAGTTTCTCAATGAAAAATACACAGGTGATCAATATCTGACTGATCCTGTTGATGCGCGCCTTTTGGATATTTTGACAAAAGAAGGATGGCGACCGCTTCGCGGAAAATACGCCAACGGCGGCGTGGCAAAGGATGACACCGACACCCTCGCGCGCATCGAGGCCATGCTCGCATGATGTACCTCGGCGACAAGGTGACGCTGCCCGACGGACGCTGCGGCACGGTGCTGGACAGCGAGATGGTGAAGCTGCTCGGCTACACAGTGCGCGAGTATTCGCTGCGCTTCGACGACGAGCCGCGTTATGCGACGTACATTCCCGATGCCCTGCTCATCAATTATGCGAGGCTGCAATGATCCCCCAACCGACGCATGAACTCATTCGCGACCTGATCGCGGCCAACTTCCCGATCCAGATCATTGGAGATGCCAAGCACACATCGCAGTTTGGCGTGCCATATATCGCGTTCGTTCAAGGTGTCGCCGTCCCACAGGGCAAGGGCATCGGCGAGTTCACCACGCCAATCTCGCGCGCCGACGTCAACATGGCGACGGTCGAGTGGATCAGTCAGCAGCCCAAAGATCACGACGTCGTCGTGTGGCGTGTAATGCCGGAAGAGATCATGCCGGAATATGGCAACGCGATCGTCCGCTGGCGCATGCACACGATGAGCAGCGCGCAGCTCGTGGCGCATCTCACGCGCAAGCGGATTTCTCCTGACCCTCGGCCTAATTGGGACAACGACCGAAATTTAATTCTCAAGACACAAAAGCAATCAGACGAGATCGAACATTTGGCGCTCTTGCCTGATACCGAGCGCGAGCGCCGCGAAGACGAATTGGGTATCCCCTCCCTCCGTCAATATGAGCCGAGAACATGACCCAGTATCGCCGCAAGCGCGCCACGATCGATGCCCTGCAGTGGACGAACCCACCGCCGGAGGCATACCCCGGCTGGGTCGTGAGCCAGATCGAGCTGGTGCTGAACGACGGGCGTCTGCTGCTCAAGAACCGCGACGTCGTTGAGGCAGGCGACTGGATCGTGTTGGAGGATGGCTACCCCGTGCGCGTCATTGCCAATTCGCTGTTCCACGATTTCTATGAGGCCGTCCCGTGAGCGACCCCTCAAACGAAGAAGAGCTGATCGAGATCGAAGCCCCACCCGACGACGTACAGGATACGCCGGACGGCGGGGCGCTGGTCGTGCTGGGGGACGCCTCAGAGCGCGACGAAGGCTTCTATGCGAACCTAGCCGAAAGCATGCCGGAGACGGATCTCTCGACGCTGGCGAGCGACCTTATTCAGAAGATCGAGCGGGACGCCGAGGCGCGCAAGAAGCGCGTCGAGCAGTACGAGGAGGGCCTGCGCCGCACCGGCTTAGGAGACGACGCCCCCGGTGGCGCGCAGTTCAATGGTGCCAGCAATGCCGTGCATCCGATCATCACTGAGGCGTGCATCGACTTCAGTGCGCGCATCATGAAGGAGATGCTGCCGTTCGACGGGCCGGTGAAGGACAAGATCCTCGGCGATGCGACGGACGACAAGACGCAGAAGGCCAAGCGCAAGTCGCGTTTCATGAATTGGCAGATCACCGAGCAGATGCCGGAGTTCCGCTCCGAGTTCGAGCAGATGGAGACGCAAGTCCCGCTCGGCGGTTCGCAATATTTTAGCCTGTACTTCGACAAGGAGATGGGTCGCCCCGTCCCTGAGTTTGTGCCGATCGACGATGTGCTGCTGCCCTTCGCAGCGAGCGGGTTCTATTCGGCGCACCGCAAGACGCGCGTGCTGCACCTGACGCAGTTCGAGTTCGAGCGCCGCGTTGACGCGGGCATCTATCGCGATCTCGACCTCATCCCCGAGACGGAAGAGCCGGAGGCGACAGCCGCCGAGACGGCCAACCGCAAGATCGAAGGCAAAGAATCCACGCAGTACAACGAGGACGGCCTGCGCGACATCTACGAGTGCTACACGACGATCGCACTCGAGGAAGACGACAAGCCGTGCCCGTACCTGATCGTCATCGACAAGGCGACGATGCGACTGCTGGCGATCTATCGCAACTACCAAGAGGACGACGAGCGTTGCCAACCCATCGACCACCTGTTCGAGTTCGACTTCATTCGCTGGCGCGGATCCTACGGCATCGGCATTCCGCACATCGCGGGAGGCCTTGCAGGGGCCATCACGGGTGCCATGCGCGCGCTCCTCGACAGCGCCCTGATCAACAACATGCCGACACTGCTGAAGCTCAAGGGCGGCAGTCGCGGCGGCGAATCTCTGACGATGCAGCCGACCGAGGTGATCGAGGTTGACGGGCAGCTCTCGCCCGACCAAGACATCCGCAAGACCATGATGGCGATCCCGTTCAATCCGCCATCGCCGGTCTTGTTCCAATTGCTCGGCTTCCTGACGACAGCGGCCAAGGGCGTGGTCCGCACGAGCCTCGACAACGAGGCGATGGACACCAACCAGAACACGCCGGTCGGCACGCAGCTCAGTCGTGTCGAGCAAGGC